GTAGCAGTTTTTAACTTGTTAGCTAAAATTGCTATATTTACGTTTTGATTAAAAATTAAATAATGAACCATCCACGCCACTGTGGTTGTTGTTTTGCCGGTTTGACGTGGTAGTTTAGCAATCACGTAACGATTGTTTTGAATAGTATTAACAATTTTTTCCTGATAATCATATAGTTCAAATGGTTCAAGACCTTTATCTAAAGTTACAATCTTGATGTATTTTTTAATAAAATAAACAGGATCATTAGAGCATTTTATGTACTCTTCAACCTGTTCTTTCGAGAATTCTATTTGTGTTCCAATCTCTTTGAGATTGGGATTACCCAAATATCCTGATTTTTTCTTATAACCCATTTGTATTATCTAAAAAAGTTTGGCTACCTAAAGCCTTATTTCTACTTCGATCTTTATTAATTAGATCTTGTAGTTCACTAGTAGAACCAACGTATATAGAATTATTTGTTGTATTCTTTACATTCACTGTTTCTTTTTTGACTGCTTTTGCTTTTTGATGTAAATCAAGAAGATCTTTATTCATGTCTGCAACAGTTTTTAAAAGTTGAGATACGACTTCGTAAGCTCTTGGAGAATCACCAGCTTTAGCTACTTTTAAGATTTCTTCTATAGCTTCTGAACCATTAGAGATAAGCATTTTAATATTATCTTTAGCGTATTCAAAATCTTTATCAAGTGTTTTTTCTGCTTTATCGTCTATTGGTTTTGCTTTAATTTCAGCAGGACCAATAAAATCAATACCTAAAGAATCAGAAATAATATCATCAGTCATAATCAATCTCCTAATATATCATAATTAATAGAATAGGTAATTCCTAGTCCTGTATTTGTTATAAAGGCTCCAGTAGAACCAACATTATTAAACACGTATGATTTTGCTGTAAACAAAAAGGTACTAGTTACCACTCTTCTTGTACTAAAATCGCCTTCATATTCTTGAGTTAAATTAGTTTGAGCCAGCACAATAGGAACATCTACCTTTTTATGCAGATCTGTAAAGTTCATAGTAATAACAAATTCTGGTGTAAATTGTGGTAAAATTTGTTCTACTATTTGAAGATTTTCTTCAATATTTCTTGTATAAGCATATACACCAAAAGTAAAATTGTACGGTACTTCCATGAAAGATGTCCCGTAGGCATTTGATGTTTTTTTGTTTAATTTATTCAATTTGCGTAGCGGATCGTACACCATACTTGTCATTTCAAATGCAATTTGTGGTGTGTTTAATTCAACGCGAGTTTGATCACTAATTGAACTGGGAAGAGTTAAACGCTTATAAAACTTTTCTTTTGGTGCGTAAGTTAAAGGAACTAGTGTGTCACGTTCTCCACCACCTTTGTTTTGTTGCATAATATGGATATTATTAAACAAAGAACCAACCCCAATCACCAATTTTCGTACAGAAGCATTATTGTAATAAGTAAACATCAGTAGTTACCTTCCGAAAATGGATCAGTTTCAGTGAAATCTAAAATATCAAATGTGGCAGACTCTTCTGTATTGAGCCGATCAAATTCTAAATTCTCACCAGTAAGACCGCGATCATCTTTTTGAACCGCATCAACATCAGTATTGCCTGTAATAAATTCTTCTTCGTTGTAGTTGTATAGTTGACAGGTTAATCTGTAAGAGTACAGTTTACCCATTTGATAAAATGGATTTTCGTGTTCAACGAAATTAATTTCAAATATCGCTTTTGCTAAAGGAAAAAATAATAAATCACCTTCACGTGGTCTTGTGATTTGTGGTAATCGAGTCTGTATTTCTTGAATAAAACGTTTTTTGGCTACAGTTAGATAAAAGTCGTCTTTAATTTCAATACCAAACTTGCTGGCAATATCACCTTGACCAGGAAATCCCGTTGCAGAATCAATATACATTTCTATAGGAATAGCTGTTTGATAATACAATCCTTTTTGTTCACCAAACAACACATCACTAATAATGTCCGGTTGCCAGTTTTCTCTAGGAATGTAAAGTATATCCCTACCCATTGTTTTTATAATTTCAATGGTTAGATCTTCTACAAGATTCTGTTCTTCAGAATAATCTTTAAAATAGGGATTAATTGGCATATTAACCTGTCATGAAATCTATCGGCAGTTCGTAGTTCATGGTCATTTCTTGTTCTATGGCGGCAATTTCAGCAATAGCTTCATTATAAATTTGAACACCACGCATAGTCACTCCACCGGGAAGAGCAACACCATCAAACTTAGACATATTTGTGCCCCATTGTTTCTTAATGAGGGCTGTCAAATATCTTTTTAAATAGCGATCATTGTAAATTTCATTGTAAGTGTCTGGATCTAAACTGGCGTAAGCCTGAATAACAATCCAATCTCCAACAAAAACTTCTTGTGCCCAATTCATGTCTAGATACAATTTATTGGTGACTTTGCTGAATGTGATTGCCTTTTCTGGTTGGAAAAGATCTTCAATTAACTTGATGTATCTTTTGGTGGAATCGTATGAAGCCAAACCCATAGAATGAACACCACTAAGATTTCTATTAATACCAAAGTAGTCTGTTAGGGCTAATTGGTATCTAACGTCAAACATGTTGATATTTGAAAATTTACCAAATTGTAGAACACGAACAACCGAAACAATCTCTGTTCCGGTTGGCCCGTCTACACCATTTGGAGCTTGAATATCATCTGTAGAGATATAACCGTTAGTTATATCTTCTGCTGTAATTTGATATTTAAAGAATACTTTTTCAACGCCATCAAAATGACGTTCAATAAAGTAGTCAAAAGCGTCGTCTAAACGCTCTTCGCATTGTTGCCAATCGACATTTATTTCGACTACTGGGGCTCCCAAGCGTCGAAGACAATATTGAATCAGGGTTTCTCTGGAGGTTGGTTTTGCCATAAATCTAATAGTATTTATGGCAATTTAAATTTAAACTTTTCCAGTTTCTGGTTGTTCTGGAGGAGGTTGTGGTGGTGTTTGTGGTTTAAATTGCGGTAAACTAACCGGAGTTTTTAAAACTTCATTAAAATCTATATTTTCAATATAAAATTTTCGTGTAATTGGCGATGTACTTTCGTCTGGAGTACTTGGAGTATAGTTGGTAAATCCAGGCATATTTAAAGGGCAGTTTAGTTTTGGATAGTCTAATTTGCTGTATTCTTCGTCTTGAGCCACCAACCAAGTCATGGGCTTATCGCCACAACCACAACCACCACAGAAATGTTTACCTTCTGTCTTACTTTCTTTCAGATGTTCGCATGGAATAAGCTCACCACCTTGATGGGTATTACCAAAACAACTAAGAACTCTGAGTTGTTTTGTTGGCTTATTTACCTTATTGTCTGTGAATCCTCTAGAAGCGATGGCAGTTGCAAAGCTTTTTGCCATGCCTATTCCTTTAGAGAATATGTTTTGATTTTGATCGACTTGTTGATTAGTCTGATCTGGTTTTCTAAATTCGGGAGAATTTTTATTTTTATTGCAGCCACATCCCATAATATAAACTCCTTACTATTATCTATATCAATCTAGATAAATTCTTCTAAAAAGTCTAATTTTTCCTTCTATTTTTCTATTGTGTAAACTAACAAATCCGTAATTTACACTATTATTTTGTTGAGAATACAAGTAATAGTATTCACTAAAATTTTGTTTTGATCCTATAGCAAATACAGTGGATGTTATATAACTTCCTATTTGTAATCCTGCATTATTATATACGGTGGTATCTGCTTTAATATTCTTAAAATATAATGATAATTCGTCTTGACTTGGAAGATACCAGTCGGTTAAACCATTATTCTTATAATTTTTAATTGTTTTATACAAATCTGTTTCTTCATTTGTAAATGTATTATATAATCCATCGGAAACTGATGATGTTATTATTTTTTGAGTTTCTTGTGTAGAATTATAAGAAATATCTCCAAAATCAACAGTATCTGCAATTAAAATCCAACCAGATTCTCCATATCCAATATCATTACGCGAATAATAATTTGAAGGTAATCCTGATGCTGGATTGCCATATACGGTAGAAGATCCTGGATAAAACACACCAACATAAATGCCACCTTGATAATAACTACCAATTTCTGGTAATACTTCTAATGGATTTGAACTGTTTGTAACTGTAGATATTGTAGTTCTTGCAGGAGTATTATTATTTGGAAAATAGATGCCATCACAAATTGATGTATTTACACACGATAATACTGTTGTGTTGTTTGGTGGTGTCCAAACACCCAAACATTCAAATTTGCTGGTTATGCTACATTCAGTATTTTCTCCATTTTGTACACAACAATTTCCTAAAATTTTATCTGTGTTAAAACAATTAGTAAAATCGTCTGGGGCACATTGAGAAAAGTCTTCAGAATCCACCTTAACACCATTGCACACAATGTCGCCACCTTCACTGGTACAAAATCTACCAGCATAATAGGTAAAGGATAATCCCTCATCAGCTCCTTCATGGACTGCTAGACATTCTTCTTTTGTTTCACATTGTTTGCAAGTTTGGATATACGTATTATCAATTTTTTTCCAATAACAACAAGCACCATTAAGATTACTTGCAAATCCCGCAGAACAGGGGGCCCATGTTGGACATTGATTGCCGTCTGTTGCATTAACAATAAAAACACTACCCGGACATTCTGCTTTAGTTTGGTTGCCTAAACCAGTCTTACAACACCAACCAGTAGTGTTTGCTCCAATAATCGTTGGAGTTAATTGTTGATTTATTATTCTTGATCTGAATTGTATTGGCATGTTAGCAGTCCGGATATGCTTCGCAAATGTAAGGAGCCGTATCACAATTTATACTAACACATTGAGATGTTCCAGTTATTTCGTCTGTTAATAATTTATTTTTAAATGTAGAAGTAAATGGTACAGAACCGGAATTAATTGAACTAGGTGTCACACCAAATTGTTTAACCCTAGAGCTATAAGTGTAAACATCAACTCCGTCAATTTGTTTTTTAAACATAGCAGTCAACGTTATCCAAAATTTAATTTGTATATCTGTACTGCCATCTTGGTTGGTTATAGGGGTTTGATAATCATCTAAAATTTTATCTGCAGTATAATTAAATCCTTCAACAGAACCATTTTGGTCGGACCATTGGTTACCGTTGTCTACATCATTACCAAATCCTTCATATTTAAAGTTTTTTTCAATTTTATCATTATCAGGATACCATAAATCAAATTTCCAAGGCCCAAGTTCCCAACCATTACTGGTAATAATTATTTCAGAACTTCCATTTTGAGCAATAAAACATGATGTTGGTTTTGTTGCATCACATACTGCAGAAGCATTGATGTATAGTTTATTATTTAAAATGGCAAATTCTTTCACACCAAAATCAATTGTAGGAATATCATACTTTTCTGATGAGTTTTTATATATTTCTGTATATACTGGAGGACTGGTTTCAAAATTGGAGGCTGTCAATCCGTCCGTATAATATGTAATAACTTCATGTTTAGTGTCAAAATTAGTAAGTTTTCCATGGAAAGAATTTTTAGTCGGATAAGGAATTGTTTCATCAAACCATTGTTGAGAATTTGCCGTATCTCCTCTTAGATACCAAACAATTTCATTTGGATTTATTGCTTCTGTCCACGATGGATCTGTAGCAGAAACTATTTTGTATACGTAAGGCTCAATTGCGGTTATGCCAGCTATTTGAGTTTCTTTTAGT